AACAGATGGTGAATTTCTAGTTGTGACTGAACTTAACAACCCATTCTCTGTGCTGCCTACTAAATATGGATCCTCTGAAGCAGATCCTGATCCAGTAGTTGCGTTGGTAAAACTGCGAAATGAACCGCACGCGCTTAATCGATACACCATCGAAGTATTTGACAACGTTGGTGGATCTGGTTTTCCATTCCAAAGAATTGATGGCGCACAAATACAGCGTGGTGTAATTGGTACCCACGCTTGTTGTGTTTTTCTGGAAAGCGTAGCTTTTGTCGGAGGCGGTCGTAATGAACCAGTAGCTGTGTGGCTTGCTGCAAGTGGAAGTAGCGCAAAAATTTCATCGCGTGAAATCGACCAACTTCTTGCGGGATATTCAGATGACGTGCTAGCACAAGTACTTATCGAGGCCCGCGTAGATAAAGGTCATCAGTTCTTGCTCATCCATTTACCTGACCAGACAATTGTGTATGACGCCGCTGCGTCCCAGGTATTAGGGCAGCAAGTATGGTTCACCCTTTCATCTGGTGTAGGTCAAGAAATTTACCGTGCGCGTCATTTAGTGTGGTGCCACAATAAGTGGTGGGTAGGCGATACTAATTCAGGGCAGGTTGGGCAGTTAACTGAGGTTACATCTGAGCATTGGGGTAACTTAGTTGGATGGGAGTTTGGCACTATGATCGCCTATAACGAAGGGCGTGGTGCTATCTTCCACGAATTAGAATTAGTTTGTCTGACTGGACGCCAAGCATTTGGCGCAGATCCTCGGGTAGCCACTCAGTACTCAGTTGATGGGGAGACGTGGTCCATGCCCAAGTATATTCGTGCTGGGACGACTGGGCAACGCAATAAAAGATTGGTATGGCTTAATCAAGGTAACATGAGACACTGGAGAATCCAACGGTTTAATGGTACCAGTGATGCGCATTTAACAGTTGCGCGCCTTGAAGCTAGAATCGAACCTCTAGGAATTTAAAATGGCTGAAAATGATCCGCGCCCGTTAACAAGGGCAGAACTTGCAAAATTTTTGCCTAATCAACGTGCAATACGTGCTTTTGAGAAACTTTTCGATCTGATCCCGCCAGACTTAATCGAACTTTTCTCTCAGGTTGAAGCCGCATCATTAGATGCCGGCATTTCCCACTCAAAATCAAATGAAGCTTTAGCACAACTTGCAAGAATTGCAACCGCGTTAGAAGTACTTACGACTGCGCCGCCCCGTCAAAAAGATACGTTTTTAATTGGTGATTATATTGATCTGCCATTTCAAGGACCGCACATTCAAAAAGAACGCCGCGTACAGTGGAATGATGATGATGGTACTTTAGACGTCGGGTTATACGGCGGGTCGGTTTTACAGGTTGGTCAGGAGATAATGTACTACGCGAAGAACGCGGACGGTAGTAATCTTAGTAATGGAACTCCAGTTATGTTTAGCGGCACTGTGGGAGCCAGTAGTAAACTTACATTTGAGAAAGCTGTAGCAGATGGTACATACCCATCAGATTACATGATGGGCGTTATAACACAAGACATTGATAACAATGCTTTTGGCTATGTCACTTCATTTGGTGTTGTACGAGGGTTAAGGACTGACGGCGTACCTTATAGCGAAACTTGGAATGATGGTGATTTGTTATACTTCGATCCTGCTACTGCCGGAACTTGGACTAATATACAGCCGTCAGCTCCAAATCTTAAAGTGCCTGTCGCCGTTGTATTAAATGCTACTTCAGGGAATTCAGGGTCTATATTTGTTCGCATGACGCATAATGAGCAGATCGGCCATCTGCAAGACGTTGAAATCGCATCTGTAGCTGACGGCGATTTGTTGCAGTACAGCTCAGCCAATTCACGCTGGGAAAATGTTGCAGGAGCTTCTGGGTCATTTACCACAACTGATGGTAAAACTGTAACTGTTACCAATGGCATCATAACGAATATTGTTTAGGAGAATAAACGATGACTGTCGCAATTCAAAATATCATCCCGGCCAAACAGGCTGAAAATGCGCAAACTGCGCAATATACTTCTGACGGTGCTAAAACCATCATAGATAAGTTTACTGCAACTAATACCAGTGCTAGCAATGCTGATTTAAGTGTCAATCTAGTCCCGAGTAGTGGTTCTGCAAGTAGCGCGAATCTTGTGGTTCAGACACGTACTTTAGCGCCTGGTGAGACATATACCTGCCCAGAACTTGTGGGACAGGTATTGGAAGACGGGGGATTTATCTCCACATTGGCAAGCGTTGCGTCGGCTATCACTATTAGAGCTTCTGGCCGCATCGTAACTTAGTAGTTTACACGAGCTGTGAAGCGTGCTAGGATACCAGTAATTGTGGTAATTCCACAGTAGCTGAGCCCATTGAACTAGAGCAGCCAGCAGCTCACAACCACCTCTGGAAGGAGAGATTGAGATGCTGGCTACAGCCCAAACCACAGAACTATCCCACCCCGAGAAGCTGGAACTTCTTGAAGACCACATGCTCGAACTTCCACAAGTCGAGTGCCCGGTCATCCACCATTTCGGCCCTGGAATTTACATCCGCGAAGTCCATCTTCCTGCAGGCATCTTTGCCGTTGGTCATGCCCAGCGATTTGAACATCTAAATATCATGCTCCAAGGCGTTGTGGCGATGGTTGGCGATGATGGGCAACTTAAAATAGTTCGCGCGCCAACTATCTTTACTGGTCGACCTGGTCGTAAATTTGGTTACGTACTGGAAGACGTTATCTGGCAAAATGTCTATGCTACTGACGAAACCGACATAGAGACTCTTGAGGCTACCTATCTGGATAAAAGTGCGACGTGGCAAGAGCATGATAGAGGATTGTCAGATTTGCGCACCGCTCTCCATTTTGAAGACCGCCAGGATTTTGAGTTATTGTTGAAGCAGTCTGGCTTTACAGCTGACCAAGTGCGTGCGCAATCAGAAAACTCATCCGACCAAATTTCTATGCCTGTCGGATACGCTCCTAAGATCACAGTTCGCGAGTCTTACATCGAGGGCAAAGGTATCTTTCTTTCCGCTCCTGCTAATGAGGGAGAAGTCATCGGGCCAGCAAGACTTGCCGGAATGCGTACACCATTAGGCCGCTATACGAATCATGCGAAACAACCCAATGCAAAATTTGAGCCCATGGATAACGGTGATATTTACCTCGTTGCATTACGCCGAATCAGTGGTTGTATTGCTGGAGAGCAAGGCGAAGAAGTTACTGTAGATTACCGCCAGGCATTATCACTGTCTGGTATTAAAGTTGGAGAACATTGATATGAGTGGAATTGCAACAGCCGTAATTGGTGGAGCAGTTCTCGGCGCTTATGCGACAAGTTCTGCCGCTGATAAAGCAGCTTCAGCGCAGGTAGAATCAAGTGAGGCAGGCATTGCTGAACAGCGCCGCCAGTTTGACGCTGTTCAGGAGTTGCTGAAACCTTATGTTGAAGCTGGAACTGGCGCAGTTGCCGGCCAACAAGATCTACTTGGTTTAAACGGGCCGGAAGCACAAGCTGCTGCTATCGAGGCTTTAAAGTCTTCACCACAGTACGAGACGTTAATCCAACAAGGTGAAGAGGCGCTATTGCAAAATGCTTCAGCCACTGGTGGATTGCGTGGTGGAAATTTACAAGGTGCTCTTGCCCAGTATCGCCCGCAGATTTTAAGTCAGTTAATTGAGTCGCAATACAGCAAACTTGGCCAAGTTGCTGGTCTTGGGCAAGCATCCGCCGCCGGCCAAGCAGCAGCTGCACAACAAACTGGATCGAGTATTGCGAACCTTCTTGCCCAGCAAGGCCAAGCTCAAGCAGGAGCTGCTCTTGCGCAAGGTCAAGCCATCAATCAAGTCACTGGTACAGCAAGCAATCTGGCCACACTGAAATTACTGGGAGCGTTCTAAGATGCCACAGCCTTATGACTATACGCTCGGCAACTTACCGAGCCCTACTGAGAATCTTATCAACTCTCTGGCACTTGCTAAAGGGTTTCAACAATTGAAGACCCAGAAGACTGACGCGGAAAAATCTGCGCAAGCTCAGGCACAACTGCAAGCAGATTTGAGCCAATTAGGAACCAATCCTACTCCAGCTGGTCTTGCTCAATTGATGGTCAAATACCCATCGATGAGTGAGCAGTTCAAGCGCACATACGACGTGCTCAGCGCTGAGCAGCAGCGGTCTCGAGTTAACCAAGCTTCTCAAGTTTATGCTGCATTAGAAGCGGGGCACCCTGATATGGCGCAACGAATTTTGAAAGAGCAGGCTGTCGCATACCGCAACTCAGGTATGGAACGCGAGGCAAAGACTTTAGACGATCTTGCTGAAATGGTACGCCTTTCTCCTGAGACGGCGCGTACGTCAACAGGGCTTTTTCTTGCGTCAGCTATGGGCCCAGAAAAATTCACCGAAACTTTCACTCAACTTCAAGCTGAGCGTCGTGAAGCAGATCTGGCTCCAGAACGGTTGACAGAAGCTCAAGCTAAGGCGCGCCAAGCAGCGGTCAAAGCAGATTTTGCCGAGTCTGAAGCTGTCATGGATTTACAGAAAAAAGGGTGGGATATTTACAAAATTCAAGAGGACGTCAAGATTGCCAGGGAAAATTCCCGTATAGCGGCACTTAAAGCGCAAATAGACCGCGAGCAAAATGACCTTAAACGCCAAGAACTTCAAACAAAACTTGCTGAAGCTCAACGCAAACAAGATCAGAAAGTTCGCGAGCAAGTAGCTACTGTAGAATCTGGTCGGACCAACATCGACAACATGCTGAATAACATCGATGGTATTCTCCAAACCCCGTCTGGTACTTTGGATGACGCGCTTGGTGCGTGGGATGGCAGTTGGGTAGGCGGCCTCATTGATACGTTCGACCAGGATGTTCAAGACTTTGTTGCCCGGCTTGAAAATTTGGACGCACAAGCATTTCTCGCTCAAGTTCCTCAAATGAAAGGTCTTGGTGCCTTATCTGAGAACGAGGGTAAAAAACTTTCTGGAGCGTTACAAAGTTTTAGCCGTAAACAGTCTAAAGAACAGTTCATTGCCAATGCCAAAGAAGCTCAACGTATTATGCTTAAGGCGCGTAAAACCTTAGCTCAGAAATATGGAGTGCCGGAAACCATCCCTGACACTCCTGCCGTTGAGTCAACTCCAGAAGACATCGAAGCATTACTACAAAAATACGGCGGAGGTCAGTAATGGCAACACTCCAACAATTGGAAACCGCTCTTGTTAATGCCCATAATGCAGGTGACTCAGAAGCAGCACGACGATTGGCAAAGGTCATCAACCAAGAACGTAATCGTCGTGCAGCAGACCCTAGTATAGAATTATTTGAGCGACTTGGCCCAACTGACGTACCTGGAACTGTAGTTAAACCACCAGAACCTGACTTTGGTGAAAAAATTACGGGCGTAGGTGAAGCTGCTTTAACTGCGACAACTGGCGCAACGACTGGCACCATCGGCATGATCGGCGGTACCTTGAAGCAAATTGCCAACGAGATGCTTGCTGGCGAATTTGGTAGTTACGAGGCCGCTGACCGCATTGAGCAGGAAGCGATGAAAGGGATGCAGGCACTCACGTACGCTCCGAAAACTGAATCAGGCCAGGAGTACGTTGAAACAATTGGCGAAGTCGCTGCGCCGCTAGCCGCTATCACACCTATGACTGCTGAACTTCAAGCAATCAGCGCGTCAAGTCGAGCTGTAGCGCCAATTGCACGTGCTGCTACTGAGCAACGTGTTGTTAAGCCTATTGCCCAAGCAACCCGACAAGCTACTGAACGCGCTAAACAATTGGTTCCACAACAATTGAAGCCTAAAGCAACGCCCGGCACTGGAACTTCAGCAGGTGCTCAAGCTGTCGATAAAGGCGTATTGCGCCAAGCTCAAGCTGAAGGTTTGCCGGTACCCATTAAGTTAACTGAAGGTCAAAAGACGCGGGCATTCGAGCAGCAGCGGTTTGAGCGAGAAACTGCCAAGCTTCCAGAGCAAGGTGTTAAACTTAGGGCGCGGTTTGAAGAACAGAACTTGAAGCTCCAGCAGAATCTAGACAAGTTCATAGATGCCACCGGGTCTGAACTGACAGACCTTAGGGGCATAGGTGAGATTGTTGACAAAGCTTTGCGCGATCGCGCCGCTAAAGATAAGGTTAAGATTCGCACACTCTATAAAGAAGCCGAAAAAGCCGGCGAGATGGAAACGTCGGTTGATGTCGCTCCACTGCTCAAATCAATCAATGACTTAGAATCCGTGGAGTCCACAGCTCCGGTAGTGTCCGCCGCTAAGGCGGAGCTGCTCCGACTAGGTATTGCATCCAAGGACGCTGACGGACGCCTTATAATGAAGCGCGCGCCTGCTCAACGCGGAGAAACTTTAAAATACTTGACACAAGACGATATTGAGACGCTTAAAGATACGAGTCGTAAAGATTTTTACGACTTCATCAAAAAAGTCGAGGACATTTTAGACGAAACGGACGACGACGAGATTGCGTGGGACATGATTGATGAATTATCATACGAATCTCAAATACGGCTGCCAGAGAGTTTTAAGATCGAAACTATGGTGGACACGAATACTGGGAAATTTGCTGGTTTGCGATTGAGCCCGGATACCGTACACAAGTTGAACGAGTGGTTTTCCGAAACGAGGAAGACTGCAATAAAAAATGAGCTCACTTCTATTCAAGATGAGATGCGACGCGAAGCTGCCCGGAACCGGAAAGAGTTTCCCGGCACTGCGCGTGTTGACGCTGAAGACTACGGAGGTCTCATCGGACTGGCCCCAGAGGCTGGATCCGCCTCCCTCAAGTCTATGGAGCAGTTGCGTAAGTTCATCAACAAAGTTGCCGGAAACGACCCCACTAATATCAAATTCGCGTCTGATATTAAGCGCGCTATTGATGATGCCACTGAGGGCCTTGGCGGTGATGCTTATAAGAGGGCTCGTGCTGCAAGAGCTAAATACGCTCAGGACTACGAGAACGTAGGCCTTGTTAAGCAACTCCTCAATACGAAGCGCGGAACTGATGATCGCGTTATTGCCATGGAAGATGTACTGCGCCGCTCAATCTTACAACCGTCAGCGTCACTCGACACTGTACGCCAACTCCGCCGCCTTCTTCAGACAGAAGGTGACTCTGGCAAGCAGGCGTGGAAAGAGCTACAGGGCGGTACTCTGCGACACATCCGTGACGAAGCGCTCAAGAGCGTGGCGACTGACCAGGCTGGCAATCGAATTGTGTCACCGGCTCAATTGGATCGCGTTATCAATCAGCTTGACAAGTCTGGTAAGCTTGACTTTATCTTCGGCAAGAAAGGTGCCGAGCAGTTGCGTGTTATCAACGACGTGGCTAAAGTCATTCTCACATCACCACCTGGTGCTGTGAACACGAGTAATACTGCTACCGTGCTTGCGGGTCTTATGGACGTTGCGTTAAGCGGTACTACTGGAATCCCTGCACCTGTCGCAACAAGTTTCAGCATGCTTACGAGCAGAATTAAAGATGCAAAACTCAAAGCTAAAATCAAACGTACGTTAGGAGATGACCAATGAATGTACAAGTAAAACCACCGTTTATCGTTCTTCCTGACGTTGACGGAAACCCTATTGACGCGGGGTCTGTTTACATCGGCGAAGCTGGGTTAGACCCCGAAGTTAATCCAATTTCAGTTTATTGGGACGACGCGCTTACTATTCCAGCAGCACAACCCATTGCAACGATAAATGGATTTCTGTCTCGTGCAGGCTCCCCCGCGAACGCATTCATCGCTACTGATTACTCCATCACCGTTCGTAACAAAAACGGTTCTCTAGTCTATACCTCGTTATCGAATCTCGTATCCATCCCCGCGTTTAATGTCGACGGCGTCATTTACGATGGTGGTGTTGTCGCCACCGCAAAAGCTGATATCCACGCTAAAATTGGTGATCGTATAGTTACGTCTGGATATGTTACGCCGGGAGATGGCGGAGGTAATGAATATGAATACGTTGCGGCTGCTACTGGTGTAGACGATGGCGGTAGTTATATTGACGCGCCAGGATCTGGATTGCAGTTGAAGGGGCTGTTCCCTGGCGGAATAGTAAGGGCCGAGCAATTCGGGGCTGTCTCAGAAACTTCTGACACATCGGTAGGGTTTAGTGCAGCCTTTGCCTATGCCTACGCACAAGGTATTAGTACTGTCCATTTCGTGGGCAAGCGTGGGGTGTCAAATACCATTCTTGCAAAAGTCAACGTAAGCCTGAAAGGGGATGGGCGTTACTCAGAGATTATTCCTTTAGGCGGAGCAACCTTCACCAACGGCTTCATCTTCTACATCAACACTGACAATGGAACTGATGTGCTGGAAGAATTCCCGATGAAAACTCCCGGTAAGTTCTCAGGCTTCCACGTCAACAACGCAGTCAATAGCGTTGCTGGTGTGCGAATGGCGTTATTCCACGGAGGATATCAGTTCAAGGATATTATGCTCACTGGCATGGCGCAGATGTTGTCGAAGATGGCATTCTATGCCGATTTTGTAACTATTGAGCACGTCCACTACCGACAACCCAGCGACCAGACAACCTACTACGCAATTGATATGCAGCCCGGCTTAGGTGATGGATTCTATATCAATAAAATTGACTTCCCTGAGTTCGGAGGCGGCGAAACGAAGGGTATCAGAACAGGGCAGTCCATCGGAGGTATTATTGAGAATGTGATGAATGGTATTCACTACATCGACAACACCAAGGCCGTGCAGTTTATCGGCGGCCACATTGAGGGCGGTAATATCACGGTCGACAGGTCGAGCGTAGACTTTTGGGGTATGGTAATTTACAACGAAGATGACGCGACACCTCCAGTCAAATTGGTTGATACGGGCGCAGATGTTACCGTGAGGCATTCTGTAGCGTTTCGTGATGTGCGTTTTCTTGTGTCGTCGGCACTCGGGGGTAATCCTGGTTCTGCCGACATATGGGTGCATCCTAAGTATAACGTAGACATAGAAAATTGCTACAGGTTGATAAATCAGTCAGGTGTTATCTCCAAGAGTTCACTTCATGGAATAATAGTTGCAGACTCTGCTGGGGTTGACATTGATGACTTCAATAATTACTCGCACATCCTAAGCCGAAAATGTTCAATTGTTTCAGAGGTGCCACAACACTCCACGAAAATTGACAATCGTAATGCAGGCGCTGTTGATGGTATAGCGGCAGCAAGCTCAACAACAAGCGCCTGGTCATTCAGTGGAGCCACAAATACCTATTACTATAAAGCGCAACTGCTTCTTGATCCTGTTAGATTGATAGGGAAAACGGGTGGGGTTGAGAAAAGTCTATCTCTCACTAACGGTGGTGACGCGCCAAATCTGTTATTATCTCTTGGTGGCTACACGCCAATGTGCATGGTTCGCCTATACCGTGGAACAGCGACCAACAGTTATGACAACTATGTTGACATCCCGATCATTCAGTGTCGGGTTTTGGTTGACGAAGGTAGTGAGGTAAATGGATTTCCCTGGATTGCTCGCGCTGCAGGAGCAGTGGACTCCATCAATGCGGGATTCGATGAGTCTTTTGCGTATTCAGCAGGAACCGCGATCTTTGAGATTGTCGGCGTCATCCCGACAGTTGGCACCTTCAAGCAAGGGGACCAACTAATTAAACTCAATGCAACGGTTGACGGAAACGGTATGTTAAACCGAGAGGTGAATAGAATTACCAGTGGATCGGGTCATGTTACAGGTACAGATTGGGTTCGCGGGTATATATCAACGGTGACTCCGGCGACATGATCAAGAAGAACAGTCTACCCCTTAAAAATGGACGTATGAATATGATCCACATAGATACATGGGTTCAGGAAGATTGCACCATTGGCAGATTAAGGTGCGGCGATTTCCACTGCTTCACTCTTGAGCTTCCGTGGGAGGATAACCGGCGGAATATCTCTTGTATCCCGGCCGGTCATTACGTGGGTAAAAAATACGATTCCCAAAAGCATGGTCATGTAATTCTACTGGAAGGTGTGCCGGATCGGTCTTACATCGAGATTCACGCTGGCAACTATACGCGGCAGATTCAGGGCTGCATTTTGGTGGGCGACGCTATTAAGTATCTGGATAGTGACTTTATCCCTGATGTGACTAATAGTCGCAATACATTGAATGATTTGCTATCCATACTACCTGATCAGTTCACCGTTACTGTGGAGCGCGTCTAATGAGTTGGGATAAAGTAGGTGGTTGGTTAAAGGACAATGGTAGTAGTCTATTGAAGTTGGCTGGCGCTGTTGCTACAGGTAATGCTCCAGCCGGTATTGCTGCTGTTGCATCTATGGTGACAGAAGCCACTGGTGAAACCAACCCCGCAAGAGCATTGACTGCGCTGCAAGGTGACCCGGTGATTATGGCCAAGCTGGAAGAGATTGCAAAGCGTGATGAAGCAGACATTCGACTGCACCACCGTGAAATGCACCGGGTGAATCTGGAAGACCAGCAGCAAGCACACAAGCAGCAGCAGGATACCATACGCAGCGGTGACACGGCGTCTGATACGTATGTCCGCCATACTAGGCCAGGCATGGCACGAAAATCGTGGACTGCTACCGTTGCATATTGTATTGGTTGTTTCGGCGTGGAAGCGATTACAGGCGTCGATCTTTTTAACACGTATTTGGCCGGGGTTCTTTCAGCTCCAGCCTGGGCGTATCTCGGGTTTAGAACAGCAGATAAATTTGCATTGAGAAATCAATAACATTAAGAGAGGTACAATGCACAACATACCGTCCGAGGTGGTGGCAGTCATTATGTCTTTTACCATATCCTTTCTTCGGCAATACTCAGAAAATAGTGAGAAAACCTTTATGGGGCGTTGTATCGATTCGGCACTATGTGGAGCATTGTCTTTTGCGACACACTTCGGCATTGTAGCGGCGGGCGGAGATCCTGGTTGGTCTGTCTTTGTGGGTGGGTCAATAGGTTATTTCGGCCCAGATGCTGTCAAGGCATTTGTCACTCGGTTTCTGAATTCTAAGATTAAGTAATTCTAAGCACATCGTCTTGCAGGAACCAATGCAGAACATGAAAAGAACCCTAGACCCTGACATGCCTACATCTTAAGGTCTAGGGTTGATTCCTGCGCGTTCTACGTCACGCATAATGTGGATAATGTATCCACGCCCGTCCTGATTTCAACCACAAACCCCGCGCTTCTTTGTGGGGATATTCGTCCACAAAAATAATTTGGTCGCAACTTGTGTTTAATAGTAATTTTACGCACGTAATGCACGGGCTGGCTGTTACCACACAGGTGTGGATTTCGTAGACATTTCGACACTGCAATAGCGCGTTCTGTTCTGCGTGAATAGCTTCACAAGCATCGAGCATTTGACCACTAGGTGCTGATGCTCCACGACACGCGTTCGGATAATGCGCAGTGGGGCTGAATGTCTCAACTGCTGTATCAGGATCTACATCGTTACAATGGGGTAGTCCGGCAGTGACACCGTTATACCCAGTGCTCAAAACCTGGAAGCGGTCGTTGAGTAACACGCACCCTACTTGCCGGCGACAGCAAGTAGAGCGTTGCGCGCAGACCTGGGCAAGCTGAACTGCCCAGGAAATTTTTGTCGGTCGCATAACTATGCCTCCCACCAACGAAGAAATGAGTCTCCTGCTTTAGTATCGCGAAGTTCTCTCAGATACCCCATCACCGTCTCCGGTTTTTCGCACAACAGCACTGGAACAGCAGAAACTACGCACGGAATTTCCTCGATGTGGTCTACGCACTCCTGAGCTTGTTCAAAATTCCGCGCGTATAGGTGAGATGATGCCGCAGTCAGAAACAACTCACCGGGAAGCAGAAAGGGTTTCTTCAAGTCATTACGATTCGGGTAATTCAAGTGCGCGCAAACTAAATGGCTGAGCATACTGAAGTTGAACACATCATACGGAATCCCAAGCCATACGTCTGAGGATCGCATGAAAACGTGACAATTTAACTTGCCATTGCGGATGTTGAAAAACACTGCTACAGTGCAGGGTACGTCTTTAGTTTGCGGCGGGCACTCGCGCCAAATAGTTAAACCTGCTTGGCGACTATCCGGGTCTTGAAGCAGTTTTCCAATGACGTAATCCATCTGAGCAACAATCTTAGGCCCGTATGCCCCAAAGAATGTCTCGCCATCATCACTAAATTGGCTGATATTCTTATTGTACGGGGCGATTGTACTTACACGGTTGTCCCCTGTCAGAATCCAGTATGCTTCTGCTGCCATGAACTGATAACTCAATCGGCGTTGCGGGATAGTCAGTATCGGACGGCGCATATCAACTTGGATAGTACGTTGAAGAATCTCCTTTGTAGGTTGTCCACGTGGAGCAACCTCATCGCCGCATGTAAGAATATCTTCAATTGCGTTTAGCCAAACACGATTAAAGTCAAGACTCATGATTTAACCTCCGTTGACGCGATATAGAAACCAGCGTAGTTGATAATGTCCAATGCAGTATCAGTAAGACCTTCGAAGTTTGCCGGTTTGCCATCCAACTCTTTCTGCACTAGCGAGTTAAAGCGTTGGGCTTTGGTATGGAGCATTTGTGCATAACTTACTGCACCAAATGGAAAGTATGCAGACCGATCTACTGAGTGCGGATCTTGATCTTTGCCGTGGTTATAATCTGCGCTCTTTCGAACGCAGAGTAAACCAGCTTTGGCCAATGCGCCAGGATGCCCACCACGACTTGCCAGTTCTGCAAGCAAGTCTTCAGTTGAAGCTTCCATCAAGACGGATGGTAGATGTAATTGTTTCGTCTTGCTCATAGGTCTAATTCTCCTTGTACTTTGGCCAGGTCCCAGTTCAGAATCTGTTTAAGGCGTGCTTCTGGACCTTCCCACCCGGCCGGTTTAATAACATCGAGAGCAGTGCCACGCTTTGATTCACCAGCATCTGAAGCACGCACCTTCGCCATGTTTGCATTATGAACTGCGCGCATGCCAGCATCCCATTGAGCAGGACTAATCCCCATGAAAAGTGCAGTACCATGGGCGACATACACCAAATCAAGAAGCGCATCAAATGCCTTGACCATATCATTTTCGTCAAGTGCTTCTTGAAGTTCGTTTAGCTCTTCTTCAAGAAATCCTAGACGGAAGGCTGTTGCTTCAGCATCAAGTTGGTTCTCTTCGCCTAGTGGCAGACCAAAGCGTTGGTGAAATTCATATACATTACCGATCATTAGAATGGCGCTCCTGATTTCTTAGCGCGGCGTGAAGTACGACGAGCTTTGGTTGATGTCTTAGGTTTACGGCAAACCCATAAGTTATTGCGTGAATGGTCTTGATACAACGGGCCGAAGATGTTGCTGATCGCATCATTGTCGAAGTATTCACGCAATGCGTCAGAAACTTCTTTGATTGCTTCTACTGAGCAACGGTCAGTTTCAGCTTTACCAATGTGCTTGATGTCCATGAAAGTACCGAAACGACGCTCAACGACAAAACCAACTTTTTCTGTCTCTTCTTGCAATTCGTCTGCATAGTACTCATGGATATGGTTCGCAGCGTGGCGCTTGCCGTCATAAACTGGTGTTGACATTAGCATTACGCCACCTGGCTTTAATGCGTCAAAACATGCGGCAAGTAATTTACGCCCAGCTTCAACTGGCATGTGTTCGATAACTTCGAAATGAACAGCAACATCAAACGGACCATGGGCTTCCATAATACGTTTGCGGGCACGCGGATTAGTGAAATCAGTTTCACCATAAAACTCAAGCCGTTGTGACTTTGATTCTTTGAGCTTGTTCAAATCAACGCCGACGTAATGGTTGACGTGAACAGCTGCGCCACGGGTTAAGATCTTGCTTAATGGCTTCTCTTCACCGCACCCTACTTCAAGGACATTATCCTTGGCCGTAATAAAGCGGCGCGCAAATGACCAACGGAAGAAGTGGGCAGAATAGTCACGATGTAAAGCGCGACCATGGCCGCTGATTTTAAGTTGCGTGGTATCGAATTGCTTGCTATCACGCTTTGACTCTCTTGAAATTGGCATGAGTGTTCTCCTACTTAGCCGCTGGTGGGTTCATACCCTTCTTGGTTAAATTGTTACGGTACCAGGTGACGTAACTTCGCTTCTTATCATCCAGTCCAAATGCTTCTTGCACTTGGGAAAAGATCTCGTCATCAGTCAACTTACCCTCCATAATAAGACCTTGGAACATTTGGGCTGCCGATGGATACTCAGTTGAAGTTGCCTTAACACGACGTTTCCGCGCAGGTTTTTCAACAGGAACAGTTTCAGTCTTTTTAACACGACGTTTCC